AGCGCTTGTCGGCACGGCGAGCACGAGAGCCTAGTAGCCCGGGCAATTGCCGCAGTGAGGGCGGGGACGATCACCAGCATTCAAGCCCGGTCGCTGGTGGCAAAGGTTTGGCAGAGGGATCACGATGATTGTTCGAGACGATATAGACCGTGAGCATTTGAGGCAGATGCTTGAAACTCGGGGCTGGCAGATGATTGAGCGAGCCATCCTCGAGATGGCGCAGCAAAGGCTCCAATCGCTGCGGCAGGATTTGGACCAGCGGCAGACGGACAAGGTCCGCGGCTTCCTCGACGCCCTGGACGCGGTGCTTCGCTTGCCAAAACGCCTCCTGAAACCTGAAAACACCTATCCCAAGCGGCAATAGACCGAGTGTGATAGCACCGGTCATCGCCGTTCGTTGCCATTACTGCTCTCAGCAGAAGTCCCCAAGCGAGTTCTTCCACATCGCCGGTGGTGTCGCCATGTGCCGCAAGTGCTACGAGTGGCACCAGCGTGCAGTCCAGGCCCTGGCCGGCAAACCACCGCCCGGATGCCAAGAGTGCGGACGGACGTTCAAGGACCTGGAAGAATCCTCGCCGGACGGCAATGTACCCATGTACATCCATCCCAAAGATGGGCTGTACCAGATTCTGTGTCCGACTTGCTCGGACCGATACACGCGGACGCGTCGTGATCTCTACCGAGGCACGCCTTTCGCCAGGGAGATGCGGTTATGAGCGATCAAGGAGTGACCGACAACAACGTCGATCCCCAACAGACCAATGCGCGGCCACCCGAAGGCGGCGGCGGGTCTGACAACAGCAATCAACCGAATCCGGTCGAGGAGCGGCTGGCGAGATTGGAAAAAGAACTCGCTGAGCGCGACAAGCGCATTCAAGAGCTGGCGACGAGCGAGCGCTATTGGGCCGAGCAGGCCCGGCAAGCGCTGGATCTCGGCAGCGGGGATGAGGGCGCCGATGACGAGCCTGACGACGAAGCGCGGCGTTGAGGCGCTAGTCAACCGCGGAATCCTCACGCGGAAGCAGGCGCGGGATCTGATCCGCGAAGAGGCGGCCAAGGTCGCCAAGGACCTGATCCGCAACGAGACGAAGAAGCTCCAGACCGACGCCGAGATCGCGCGGCAATTCCCGGAGCTTCAGGATCAAAACTCGGCGCTGTTCAAGAAGACCGGGGAGCTGTTCCGCAGCATGGTGGCCGATGACGAGAGCCTTGCGCGGTCCCCAAAGGCGCTACTGCTGGCTGCCCGGGCCGCGAAAGCCGAGTTGGCGGCGGCTGGCAACGGGTCGGGAGAGGAGGAGCGCTTACGGCGTATCGCCCAACAAGGGGGCGGAGACAATGCCCGCGGAGCCGCTTTTGACAGCGAGGCCGACGACACGTTGACGCCGATGCAGCGCAAGATCCTCGCTGCTCTCAATGCTGATGGGGGCGTGCAGGTGAGCGAAGAGGCGTACCGGAAGCGGGCGAGAGAAGGGGTCCGCATGAGCACGCGCATGGCTCTGTGCAGGACCAGACCGGCAAATCCAGGCAGGTAGGTGATTGGTAATGGCGACAAAGAGAAAGGCAGCGAAGAAGACGGTTGGCGGTAAGCCGATCGATCCAGCGTTCGAGCACGCGATTCCGCACCGGTATACCGATGCGGGCGTCGCCGAACACGCCAATCGCCCGAATGTGGACAAGACAGGTCCGCGCGTCCAGGTCATCGCAGACGAGTTTGACAAGAAGATCCAGCAGCGCATGGACGCCATGGAGCCGTGGCAGGCTCCGGACCCCATGCAGGAATTAGCGGATGCCCACGTCGAGCCGGGTTTCCGCGCCCGGTTCCTCTCGGATCGAGTAGTGCAGCGGTCCGGAACCCGGGGATGGGAAGTCGTCAAGAACGAGAAAGGCGATCCAGTAAGGCTCGCAAACATGGTTCTGGCGAAAATGCCGGAGCAGAAGGCAGAGCAGCGCAACGCGTACTACCGGGAGCAAGCCCGGGAGCAGGCACGTGATGCTGTGGAGCACTACCAAGAGGAGCAGGAACGTCTCATTCGTGACGGTAAGGCGGCCGGAATGGCCGTGCTGAAGTCCCACGAGATGGTCCAGGACTACCAAACCCACCGGGTAGGCCAAATCGGTCTCCGTTCAGTACGGGGGAATGCGAAAGAAATTCTCGACTGATAGGAGGTCTACATGGCTAACATCGACAACCCGCACGGGTTGCGCCCCCTGATGCGCACCCTGCGCGGCGGGTGCCCGGTGGTCCGCCAATACACCAAGGACGCCAACGAGGGCACCGCAATTTTCATTCACGATGTGGTCCAGCGCGAAGCTGACGGCAATATCGCCGCCGGTGGAACGCCTGGGACCACGCGCTATCTCGGCGTCAGTTTGAATTACGGCGCCGCTTCCAAGCAAACCGATCATCTCGTGATCGTGTCTCCGGACGCGATCTTCGAGGCTCAGGACAACGCTGATACCGACGGCTTCGCGGCTGCGGATATGGGCCTGAACTGCAATCTGGAGTTCAATGCCGGCGACGCAACCAGGCTGATCTCCGGGCATGAGCTGGACGAGTCCAGTGCGAACACCACGGAGACCCTGGACGTGAAGCTGTTGGACAAGCTGGATGTCCCGGACAACGACTTCGGGGCGAACTGCCGCGTGCAGGTGATCTTCAACAAGCATCTGCTGAACGTCGGGGCAGGGGTCTAGGAGGTGAATTGAGATGATCGTCAGAACACAATTTCCCGATCTATTCCTCACCGATGCGCTTCCGGCGCTCGATGAGATCATTTTTCAGGAGTTCGATCCGTTTCCGCCGCAGTTCTCGCGGATCTTCCGGGTGTTGAACTCGAAGCGGTCCATCGAACAAACGACGCAGCTTTCCGGTATCGGCCTGTTCGGCCAGATTCCCGAGGGTGGCGATGTCATCTACGATCAGCCCGTGCAAGGCTTCGACAAGACCTACGTTCACCAGCAGTTCGGTCTTGGCTTCAAGATCTCGCGCGTCATGGCCGATGACGACCGCTGGGGGATCATCAAGAAGATGGCATCCGAGCTGGGGCGGAGCGCCCGCGAGACCATCGAAATCGCGGTAGCGGCGCACTTCAACAACGGGTTCGACGCCGGATATCCCGGCCCGGACGGCAAGGCCCTGTTTGCGACCGATCACCCGCTCGTCAAGAGCGGTGGGACGCAGAAAAACAGGCCGACGGTGGCGGCGGATTTGGATATCGCCTCGTTGCAGATCGCGCTGACGGATTTCCGCCAGATGAAGGACTCGAGCGGTAAGAAAATTCGGGTCCCCGCGAAGACCTTGGTCGTTCCGCCGGATCTGGAATTCACAGCGGCGGAAATTCTCGAAGGCAAGATGCGGGCGGACACGGCAAACAACACCGTGAACGCTTTCCGGCATCGGGATACCTTCGGCAGCTTCACGGACTGGATGGTGTGGGACTACCTCACCGATCCTGATGCGTGGTTCATCACCGCGCCGCGGGAGCGGACGGAGCTGCGGTTCTATTGGCGCGAGCGGCCCGCCACGATGCACGACGTGGACTTCGACAGCCGGACGATCAAGACCGCGATGTGGATGCGGTACTCGCACGGTTGGAGCGACTTCAACGGAGTGTACGGTTCACCTGGCGCATAGCACGCCCTAACGTGGAGGGGCCGAACCGACCGAGGCCCCTCCGCATTTTCGAGGAGGTGAAAAGATTATGGCAGATCACGGGACAACGAGATTCAGAGGCCCGGTCGAGGTTACCAAGGCGTTGACCGTTGCCGAGAATACGCATATCAAGGGCGATTTGACTGTCGATGGCAGTGCGCCGGGCGGTTTCGATGGCAGCCAGGACGTTCAAATGGCCTCCGGGAAGCGTTTCGGCTTCGACTGGCAACTGTACGACAACTCGGGCGGTGGAAATGTGGATATCCAAACACAAGCGGGCACGATCAAGACTGCTTCGCTCACCACAGCGGCTGGTGAATCGGTACCCATCAACGACACGGAGGTGCCAACTGAGTGGAAGGACAAGCCGGTAATCGCCTCGATCCGAAATGGTACCAACACCGCGGGCACTCCTCGCGTGGAGGCCAAGATCAGTGGCTCAATGCCGACCACAATGTTCTTTATCATCTACAATGACCACGCCTCTGACGCGTTCAATGGCGACTTCTACATCGACTTTCTGGTGCTGGCATGATGTCCGATTACAAATCCCGACGGGTGGCGCTGCCGAGTGCCACCCGTAATGCATCCATCGCATCCGAGCGCATCAAGAACATCCTTCGGCATCGCGGGGTCATCGTCTTTCTGGATATCACTACAGCGAGCGGTACTGGCGGATTGAAGGTGATCGTTCGAGGCTACGACGCCTTCGGACTCGCCTACGATCTTAACGACGGCGGAACGGCGCTGACGGCAATGGGCCGGCGCATGTACGTGATCTACCCGGGGACGCTCGACACTCCGGCTGGATTTGTCGCTGACACCGCTCAGATTCCGCTGCCGCAGGAGTTCGATATCTACGTCAATCACGGCGATGGGTCGAACTACACCTACGCTGTGAGCTACGAGCTGATCCCATGACGCGAACGCGGTTCTTGGTGCTGGTGCTCTTGGCCGCCGTTGCGACGGCGCAGGTCTTCGTCCGGCCGCGCGCTCGTGGCACGGAGGTCAACCCGGTTCAGATGGGCACCACCCTGCCGCCTACGTGCGAAGAAGCGACGTTGTTCATCGACAAAGGCAGCGGTACCATTTATGCCTGCACGTCTCAGGACAGTTGGACCCAGCTTTGGGCGGGCGGGGAAGGACTGCTCGCCATCGGCGAGATCCCGTCAGGCGCGGTGAATGGGAGTAACAGAATCTTCACGCTGTCTCATACCCCGGCGGGAAGCATCGCATTGTACCGCAACGGTTTGCGCCAGAAGCAAGGTGAGGACTACGACATCGCTGGAGCGGTGATCACCTTCACGGTGGTGTCTACTCCGCAATCGGGGGATCTGTTGCAGGCTGATTATTCATACTGATGAGCAGCTATGGCGAAATTCGGTTCCGGCTGAGCAAGCTGATTCCCGGTGTCGATCTGGACGTGCTTGATGGCTGGATTCAGGACCGCTATCAGCAGATCCTCGACCGCTTGGACTGGCGGCGCCTCGAAGTTGTCACCACTCTCTCTACCGAACCCGAGTACGCGGAGGGGACCGTCACCGTTGCCGAAGGCAGTGACGTGATCACCGGCTCGGGCGTCACGTGGGTGGCGACGATGGACGGCTGGATGGTGCGAATCAACGCGCGGGAAGTTGGACCGGCGCTATGAGGGCGCCGGCGGCTCCGGCCTGAGCTATCGCCTCAACAAGAACGTCTACGCTCTGCCCGCTGACATGCGAATGTTGTACCGCGTGGCATCAATCACGAACGACCGCCCACTGGAGAGAGTCTTGCTGGCGGATCTGGACCGGATGGACCCGGCCCGCATTCAGTACGGCTCTCCGCGGCGCTACGCGGCCTATATGGACTCAACGACCGACCCGCCGGCCATGCAAATCGAACTGCATCCAGTGCCGACGGCGCGCGAGGGTTTTCGCGTCGAGGGCATCGCTGAGGAGCCGACTCCAACTGGAAGCACGGTGACAATACTGCCGTGGGTGCGACCGGTTGCCCTCATCACTGGAGTACAGGCAGACGCCGCGCTTCACGCTGGCGACGGCAACAAGGCGGCGCTTTACGAGGCCAAGTTCGAGAGTCTGGTGCGTGACATGGCGAACATCGAGGCCCGTCGCCGGGGTCCGCAGCAGTTGCGCGTTTCGCGCAACGCAACTACACCGATCACAACCTGCGGAGGTTGCTCAGATAGGAGGAAGTGCTGGAATGACGACAGGCGACCTGATTCTGCGCACATGGCGCCAGTTGGACGAGGATATCGACGGCGGCGTCTTCTACCGGCGGCATGAAGTGCTCAGCGCCCTCAACGAGGCGCAGCGGCTGTTCTGCCTGGCGACGCTGTGCCTGGAGGCTGACGCGAGCCTGGCCCTGACGGCCGACACGAGCTTCTACCACTTGCTGTCGTCATTCCCAAAGTTTCTCGTTCCGCTCCGGGTGAGGGTGGCAAACAGCGGAGCGAAGGTGCGCCCGGCGAATTTCGACAGCTTCGATTCGTTGTCCGAGACGTGGCTGACCGACGCCGGTGATCCGAAGTACTACGATGTGGTGGGGGTTGACCTGTTGGCAATCACGCCACGACCGGCGCAGGCGGGAACGACGCTGACGATCCACTACGCATCAGCGCCGGACGAACTGGCGGCCGACGCCGATATTCCGCAAATCCCCGAGGAGGCAATTTCCTCCATGGAGCCGCCCGCATGGCAGATGCCGTGCGGAAACGAGCGGCTGGCCGGCATGACCGGCAACCGTTTGAATTCAAGCAATGGCTCCGGAGGTACAATGCTGGCAACAATCGGAACGTATAACACAGCCAACCCATTTGATCCGGTCCTGTTGTTCTTCCAGTTCTACAACTCGCTGAGGCGGGTTGCAGACACCGAAAACACGAAGAACCTGCGCATTTATCTGGAGGGCTACAAGCAGGTAGAGCAGAATTGGCGGCTCAAGGGAGTAAAGCTGCCTCTACCTCAGCCGGCGAAGGCGTGGGAGCTGGAGGCGGACATTGAGAAGCGCCAAATTCTCTACTTCGGCCAAAGCCGTACCGGGCAACTGGTCACTGAGCCGAAGCCTGCGCCTTGGGACAAGCCATCGGTAGCGGTCAAGGACAACATCTATTTCGGTCCGCAGGTCGATGGTTGGCCGGGAGCCTACTACGCGACGCACAAGACTACCGTTCCGGCTGGCACGGTGACCACGCGCAAGGATGAGCAGTACGTGCTGGTCGAAATGGGCAAGCCCGGATCAATCATCTACCGCAAGTTGTGGGTTCCAGTCACAGATCCCGTGGAGGACTAACTCATGGCTGACAATCTCGGTTACAGCCCTGGGAGTGGAGCCAACATCGCCACCGATGACGTGGCCGGCGTTCACTACCAGAAGGTGAAGCTGGACCTTGGCGGCGACGGTGTCAGCGTACCCGCGCCGGGCGACGCCGGTAATGGTCTCGATGTGGATGTGACCCGCGTCCAGGGCACCGTGGATGTCGCCGACGGCGGTGCCAGCCTGACCGTTGATTCACCGCAGTTGCCACCGGCGCTGGTCAACGACCGGTTGGATGTGAACATCGGCGCGGCTGAGGCGGCGGTGCCGGTGACAGATAATTCCGGCAGTCTGACGGTTGATTCGGATCAGCTTCCTGCGTCTCTGACCGCCGGCGGCAACCTCAAGGTGGCGATTCAGGAGTCGGAGGCGGTCCCGGTGACGGATGACGGGACGGATGACGGGGGCAGCCTGTCGGTAGACGATAACGGCGGAAGCCTGACTGTGGACGACGGCGGTGCCAGCCTGACCGTGGACGGTACGGTGGCGGCCGATCAGGGTGAGCCCGCAGCGAATGCGAACGCTTGGCCGGTGAAAGTCTCCGATGGTACCGATACCGCCGGGCTATCCACCGTAGGGTCGGACAAGGCTCTGAAGGTCGATGTAGTGCAGTCGGTCGAGGGAGCACCGAAAACCGACAAAGGGGCGTTCACCGAAGGCGCGGATAAGGTTTCGGTGATCGGCGGTGTCTTGAATGAGACCCCGGTCTCGGATCCGGCAGAGGACCAGGCGGCAGCCGCGCGCATCACCGCCAAGCGGGGGTTGCACGTGAATCTCCGCAACAATTCCGGAACAGAACTCGGCGTTGCCGGCGCTCCGCTCCGCGTCGATCCCACCGGCTCGACCACGCAACCGGTTTCGGGGACGGTGGCGGCTACGCTCGACACCGACACGAACGCTGGGGCGGCAGCAAAGAAGCTCGATTACGATACCGGCCCGCCTTCGGCATTGCGCTGCCGAAATCCGGCGGGGCGGTAGCCGGCGGAACGGCCAGCGATCCACTGCGAGTGGACCCGACGGGGAGCACAACGCAACCGGTTTCGGGGACGGTCACGGCGAATCAGGGATCGGCGAACGCAACACCCTGGAACGAGAACATTTCCCAGGTGGGCGGGGATACCGTGGCCACCGCCGCAGCCGGAATCGCCAAGGTCGGCTTGACGGACGAGGCCGGCGCCGCTTTCTCGCACTCGAACCCGCTGCCGGTCGAGCTGGTCCCACATCAGGAATCCTCGCAGTGGCGGGCGGCCAACACGTTTGGGGCCAGCGAATCCGACGTTGCAATCAAGACGCCTACCGGCGGTAAGACGCTGGTGGTCTGCGGGCTGATCATAACGATCACGAGCACCGGAACCGGGGCGGTGGTGAAGGTCTACGACAACACCAATGCCGCTTCGAACATGCTGTACCAAGGAAGTCCGCCTGCTGGAGTCGTCGTAATCCCCTTCCCGACACCGCAGATTCTCAGCGCGCCAAACAACGTGCTGCGGTACGCGACGGGGGAGAACGTGGCCGGCGACATCACAGCTTACGGATACGAAATCTAAGGAGGCTAGCGATTGCTGCTGACGCTGCTATCGGCTGGGCAGGGAACGGCAGCCGCCGGCGCTGATGTCGGGCGGGTGATCGAGCGGCTGCTCCCGGCTCTTTGGGCCTATTCCGCCGCTCAACTCGTCTATTGGAGCGAAGACGAGTTGTACGAGTACGCCAACGATGCCCTGAAAAGTCTTGCCGTGACCTCGGGCATGTTCGCGGAGCGTGATGACTCGATTTCTGTGCTGATCCTGACTGGACAGTACGACCTCCCGAAACGCAACTTGTTCACCGTGCATGTTGCCTTCGATTCCATTCCGCTGCGTCGCACGGGCATCCAGAGCTTGGAAGCGTTGCATGATGACTGGCCGTTGACGTTGGGGACGCCCGAGAAGTACATGCTGAACTACTCGGGAGTGAATACGATTCGGATCTATCCCATTCCGACTGAAGCCGGTTCGCTGCACATAGTCCAGCGGGTATACCCTCCTGAAGTCAGTCCGGCCAGCAGCACGGTGAGCGCTCCGCGGGTCGTGGAAGACTACCTCTGGTGGCAGATGCTCCGCCGGGCGCACATCAAAGAAAGTGACGGGGCGATGCCGGAAGTGGCGGCGTTTGCCCTGGAGCCAATTCAATGGATGGAGGCGATGTTTTCTCACTATTGGGGCGGTTAGATGGCTTACCGAAAGCAGCAAGAGCGGATTCTCGCTGGTAGCTTGAACTTGCTGCCGCCAGGTGACCTGACGCCGGAGCCTGACTCGATCCGACTCGAGAATTGGCGCGTGGACAAGGCGGGAGCACTTCACTCGCGCAAGGGCGTGGTGGCCGATGCTACCGGCCTGCCCGGGCCGGTGCATTCCCTGTTCCGAATCGGCGACGACCGCTACGGCGGAGCTGGCGGAGAACTGCGCTACGGTCGGGACCTGTCGGTTCAGGTGCAGTCGGGTTTTGACGGTCAGCCGCTCGGTTTCGCCGCGATGAGCGGTTTGGCATGGGTCATGAATCGTGGCAAGCGCGGTAAGGTTGAAGGTCCGACGTGGTACGAATGGGTGCCGGAACCGCCGACGGAGGCTCCGGTTGCGAGCGCCGGGGCAGAGCGGACGCTGACCGTAGCCGAGTTCGAGTATCCGGAGGATTGGGAGCTGACGCGCTGGAGTGGGGGCGTTCGCGCAGTTGAACCCGACACCCAGCAGGTGCTGGCCGACCAGGGAACCGTGGCGGTGACGAAGGGAAGCACGGAAGTGGTGGGCACTGGCACCGATTGGGGGCCAGAGTTGGTCGGAAAGAACATTCGCATTGCCACCACAACCCCGGACGTCTATGTCCACACTGTGGTCCAGGAGGTCGCCGATGCCACTCATTTGACGTTGATTACTCCGTATGACTACCCCACTGCCAGCGGTCTGGAGTACCGCATCAGCGAGACGGTCCCAGCCAAAGAACCGGACACGGAGCACAAGATCAGCGGGGCGTCTTCACTGAAGATCAATGCCAGCACCGCAGCTAGATGGCAGTTGGAGCCTTACGGTGGCTCGTTTGCCTCGAAGGATCTGCGCTTCGATGGTCAGGCGAATGACGATGACGTGTTTCGCTTCTGGCTGCGATCGTCCAATCCGGCGGCAATCGTCCAAGTCAAAGTGACCTTCCTTTCCGGCTCCGGTGATGCCAGGCAAGCCGTGACGGCGACGGTTCCGGCGTCAGCCTTCAACCCGGTGGATGATGAATGGTCGCGGGTCGAGATCCGGCGGCACATGGACCCATATGCGTTGGTCAACTCGAACCAGGCATACCAGGACCTGCTGCGCAAGATGGGCGAGGCGCAACAGCGAGGCAACCAGCTCGAGTACGACGCTCTGAATCAGCAGCGGCAGACGCTATTCGATCAGATCATTGCCTCCGCACCATACTTCCACGACATAGGGGGCGAAACCGGTGCAGCGGCTTTTGACTGGGCCAGCGTGACCGGCCTGTGGATCGAGGTGGAGACGGGCGAGGCGTGCACCTTCAATGTCGATCTGGCTGAATTTGTCGGCAAAGTGGCCGGAGCGCTCGAAGGCGAGTATCGCTTCTACGTTACTTTCGAGGACATTCACGGGCACGAGTCGAATCCCTCTCCGGCGTCTGAACCGGTGACGCTTGACAAGCAGCCCGCGACACTCTCCGACATTCCTGTATCCGGCGGTCCGAATGTGGAGCGCCGGCACATCTACGGGATCGGTGGGCCGTTGGATCGGCCATTGCGCGATGCCGACGACGCACGATCCACCGCCGCCGGCCCGGGGGTTGCTGGGGCCGTATCTCGGGCGGCTGATCGCCTGGTCCTCGGAAGCGCACCCGAACCGGCTTTGGTGGAGCGAGATAGCGAAACCGTGGGCGTGGCCTGGTGGCAACGACGAGAGCGAGGGCAACTGGGTGGATGTGGGCGACGCTGACGAGGCGATTCTCCACGTCACGCACCACCGCAATCTGCTGATCATCTACAAGGAGCGCTCGATCTGGCGCATCGCTGGGGACCCGAATGACGTGGGTTCCGATCCCGAGCGGACGAATTCAGGCACCGGGGCGCTGGGACCGTACGCGGTTTGCTCGGCGGGTAGCTACGACTACTTCGCCGGTCGTGATGGCATCTATCGGTTCAACGGCGACTACGAGGAAAAGATCTCTCTGAAGGTCGATCCGATCTTCAAGAGCGACTGGCTCGAAACCGTCTACAGCGTGCTGCCGATGTCGCAGGATGCCGCCGAC